CCGATGCCATGTTAGAGGAGCGTGACAAATGAAACCAGGAGAAGAAGCATGTTTACGTATGGCCAAGTATCAATACAACTGCCGAAATGAGCAGATGATGTGGCGCTGGTTATTTACCTGGGCGGCATGGAAAGATGAGCCCGAATTCTTTACCGACCCCAGAGTGCCAGTTTTCAAGCCGCGCAAAGCCAAGAAGCGTTGGAAGAACCTGACCAACAGTGAAACAAACGCAATCATCAAACAGATGCCCAACTGGACAACGGATCACCTGAACACATTCATTTTCAAGGTGTTGGTTGAAGAGAAATTCAAGGAGAAAAACAAATGACACAAGATGAAATCATTGAGATGGCTAGACAGGTTGGTATGGATTATTTGCAATACATCAGCCCTGAAGCATTTGAAAAAGTTACAGCCTTTTGCAAACTAGTGGCACAGCATGAGCGTGAAGCGTGTGCAGAGGTCTGTATTGCACAGATGCAAGGCAAGTCAATTTGGATGGAGGGCGCAAGAGCGTGTTCACTAGCCATCCGAGCAAGGGGACAAGCATGACCGCCATCACACCACAAAAAATGGCACAGGACATTCTAAAAATAATGAATGACGTTGCTTCTGATTTCCCAGAAGAAGATCGAGAACGATTGAAGTCGGTCATGCTTGGACAGTTGGGCATGGCTATGTTTAACGGCCCTGTTGTGATTGAAGAAACTAAGGAGAAACCATGAATACCGAAGAGCTAAAAGAATTTATAGCCAAAGACAGCATCACTGTCGAAGGCATTACCAATGAGTACGTTTGGTACCACGCCAAGATTCTGTCGGCCAAGATGAGCCAGTGGGACTTGGACTTTCAGAAGCTGGTCAAAATTATGGAGGCGCGCCATCAGGAACACCTCATCATGCTGCAGGATGCCTTGCAAGAAAACCGCATACTTAAAAGACGTCTAAAGGAAAAAAATGAGCGAAGCACAACTAAACGTATGGGAAAAAGCACTGGGCTGGCGCAAGCGTCAGATGATTCAAAAACAACTCGACCCAATATCAAACAAGATTAGGAACGACGCCCTGGAAGAGGTGGCTAAAGAGGTGGACAACTTCAAGGCGTTTGAGAAGGACACAATGGCAAGCTTTGCTGCCTACGTGCGGAGTTTAAAGCGATGATTAAATATATAGGAGCAAGAATATGATTGAGAAAGCATCAGCCGATGAGCATCAGGTAGGTGGCGACCACTATCACAAAATCGGCATCCAGCCCTGGGCCGTCATGGAATCTGTGCTTAACCGCCAGGAATTCATAGGCTACCTGAAGGGCAACATCATCAAATACAGCATGAGAGCTGGCCGCAAAGAGGGGTCAGACGATGCCGCCAAAGCTTGGCATTACAAACAAAAGCTCAATGAATTTATAGGTTTTGACGCACCATTTTAAGGGGATGAAATGTTAGATAGAAAAGAACTAGAACTGAAACTAATCAGGCTGGACGGCGGCACCCAGGTGCGCGCAGCAATCAAAGAAGAGGCGGTCATCCGCTACGCTACGGACCTAGAAGGCGGGTCAGCCTTCCCTCCTATGCGGGTGTTCTTTGACGGTACAGACTACTGGATGTCAGATGGATTCCACCGGTATCACGCGGCCCTGCGGATTGGGATGGCTACATTCCCATGCGAGATAGAAACAGGCACCCCCAGGGATGCCCTGTTCTTTGGTAGCAGTGCCAACAACTTGCACGGCCAGCCGATGGACAACGCCGACAAGCGCAAGGTCACTATGATTTTCGTAGAAGACTTTGAATGGGGTGAGTGGAGCAATGCAGAAATTGCCAGGAAGGTTGGCGTGTCTGCTCCGTTCGTTGCCAAGATGCGTGGGGAAAGCGCGCCAGCTGTCCGGAAATACATTACACCCAAGGGTAACGTTGCGGAGAAGCGTGCCCCCGAAAAGAAAGATAAGCCAGCCAAACCAGCCAAAGCAGCGCCGTTAGTTGACGCACCTAAACCCGCCGATCCACCCGCCGTAGACCACCGCCAGGAAATGGTAAACGAGCTGATTGCGCAGAACGAAGCGCTAACCGACCGCTTGGCCGTCAAGGTCATGGACGCGACAGCCGAAGAAAAGAAAGCAGCGCAAGATCTGATCAAGCAATTGCGCGAAGAGATTCGTATTCTGAAACTAGAAATGAATGCGGTTAAATCCAGCCGGGATAAATTCCAGTTGGAAAATGCGCAGCTCAAGCGTCAGATTTCCATGCAACAAAGACAACTTAAAGCCTACGAATAAACAAGGCCCAAGCCGGCGGGCATAGTGTGCCGGCAGCGGAGAATCAAATGAGTTTACAACTAAGGGATTATCAAGACGCTACCCTGGCAGCGCTACGCCAGGGGTTTGCAGAGGGCAAGCGCGCACAGATACTGTACGCACCGACCGGAGCGGGCAAGACAGAAATGGCTATCGCTTTGCTCAACGCAACCAGGGGTAAAGGTAACAAGGCAGCCATGCTGCTGGACCGAATCATTCTGTGCGACCAGACCAGCGAGCGATTAGAGAAGTACCATATCCCGCACGGGGTACTACAGTCAGGCCATTGGCGCTATCGGCCGTATGAAAGCATACAAGTGTGCTCAGCTCAAACGCTGGAAAAGCGGGGCTCATTCCCAGGGCTGAACCTTTTAATTGTGGATGAATGTCACACGACGCGGCAGCAGACGATTGATTTCATCAAGAACAATCCGGAGGTGCGGGTCATCGGGCTGACGGCTACCCCTTTCACCAAGGGGCTGGCCCATATCTATGACAACATCGTCAACACCATCACAACAAAGGAGCTGGTGGATCAGAAGGTATTGATGCCTTTACGTGTCTTCATTGCCAAAGAAATCGACATGACCGGCGCCAAGAAGGTAGCGGGTGAGTGGTCCCAGGCCGAGGCATCCAAGCGGGGCATGCAGATTACCGGGAACATTGTCGAGGAGTGGATCCGCAAGACCAATGAAATCTTTGGTGGTCCTCGTAAAACGATTGTGTTCTGTTCGGGTGTAGAGCATGGCGCCGACCTGGCCGCACAGTTTGCAGCCGAGGGTTATAACTTTGTATCGGTCAGCTACCGGGATGATGACCAGTTCAAGCGGGATGTGATTGAAGATTTTGCCAGGCCGGACACAGAAATACATGGATTGATTGCCACGGATATCCTAACCAAAGGCTTTGATGTCCCTGATGTAATGATTGGGGTGTCGGCCAGGCCGTTTAGCAAATCTTTATCGTCGCATATCCAGCAGATGGGCCGCATCATGCGCCGGGCTGACAACAAAGAGTTTGCCGTCTGGCTGGACCATAGTGGGAATTACTTACGTTTCCAGGAGGATTGGGAAGCGGTCTATCACAACGGCGTAGATACCCTGGATGATGGAAAAGAAAAGGCCAAGAAAGAAAAGACCGACGACGAGAAGAAAGAATCCAAGTGTCCGGCATGCGGTCATCTGTGGCCCGGCGGTTCGGATACTTGTCTACATTGCGGCCATGTGCGCGAGCGTCAGAACAAGGTGAGCAGTATCCCCGGGGTATTGGAAGAGCTGGAAGGGATGGCCAGCAGGGATAACAAGCAGGCGTTTTGGGCAATGTGCCAATGGTATGTAAAGTATCGGGGGTGGTCGAGCGGCCGCGCTGCGCATTGTTACAAAGATAAATTTGGGGTGTGGCCCAGGGGCCTAGCTGATTCGGTGGCATCGCCTGATATTGCGTTCGATAAGTTTGTCAAGAGCCGGCTCATTGCATACCTGAAGGGGAAGGGTAAATGACTGACCTGATTAGCTATTGCAAGCTGCATGGCATCCTGATTGATAGCCCTCCACCGATTGGATACTGGCGCCGATACCCAACGGATGACCACCCAAACAGTAGGAATGGAGCGGTCAAGTACATGGGTACTCATGCGTTCGTGCAGAACTGGGCGACCGGCACGGAGGTGGCCGTGTGGCATGCGGATGAACTGAAACCGGCTGATGTTGTACGCATACAGAAGCAAGCCAATGATGCGGAAGAGCAACGACAAAAGCAGGGGAAAGAGGCGGCCAGCAAGGCGGCTTGGATCCTGGACCAATGTCAATTTGGCAAGCATGACTATCTCAAAGCCAAGGGTTTCCTGGAAGAGCAGGGAAATATATGGGCGTTCAATGGTCAGCAACTGCTGGTCATTCCGATGCGGTCGGATGGACATTTAGTGGGTGTACAGTTAATCGACCAGGTTGGCGAGAAGAAGTTTCTGTCCGGCCAGCGCACGAGCGGGGCTGAGTTTGTGTTCAACAACAAAGGGATGCATATCCTGGTCGAGGGGTATGCCACGGCGTTGTCTATCCGGCTGGCCTTGTCTCAACTGAAGCGTCGCTACACATTGCATGTTTGCTTCAGCGCGGGGAACATGGTGAAGGTGGCTGCCAGGTTGCCGGCTGGGGTTGTCATTGCTGACAACGATACCAGCGGCACCGGCGAGCGGGTGGCCAAGCAAATCGGATGGCCGTATTGGATGAGCGATGTCGAGGGAGAGGATGCCAACGACACGCACCGGCGGCTCGGGTTGTTCAAGTTTTCCCAAAGCCTGACCCGGTCAGTTGTAATACTCTGAAATCTGAATGGGCCGGACTGTGAAATCTTTTGGGTATTCACGCTCCAGCTCTTTGATGCCGGTCATTATCTCGATGCCCAGGTCAAACGAAGCCTGACCCAGGCCTAGATAATCGGCCGTCACAGTAACGACGCCGTCCTCCTCATGCAGGAATATTGCGAATAGTGTTGGGCGCTTTTTCATTGATGCTCACAATCTTAGTTTGTTTGCCGTCCATGGCATCATATTTCAAAGCCAGGTCGGTGACCAGCCGGATGATATCCAACCGGCTGGCCGCCTCCATTGTCAGCGTAACTTGATGCTCGCGGATGATGGTTATCCAGAACTTCACGACGTCCACCAGGCCACCAGCAGCAGGGCAAAGCCCAGGCCGATAGCCACGGCCGTGAGAATATCTAACGCGGTTTCGTAACTTTGTTTCATGTTTTCAGCTCGTTAAATTGATGTTCCGTTGCCATGACAGTCAGGGCAATATTTATAGACAGGCACTAACCCTCCGCTATCGTCAAGGTCTATGCCTTGGTCAGTCCAATACGCCTGACAACTTTCGCACCCATGCGTATCTTGCCAAATTGATTCAGCCTGTTGTTCAACTTCTTTTAATGCCGCATAAAATCGACTGCGGTATTCGGAGGGTGTTTCGTCTAACTGTTTAACTTCGATTTCAATATCATCAGTCCCATCATCCACGCCCTCGACAATGCTTCCCACAGTAAATGACACCGCCAATTCACCTCGCTCATCCATTGCTTGCCATGTGCCTAATTCGTGCAAGTCATCTGCGTTAATCGTTTTGTGAACCATCTGTTCATGGTAATCATCAAAACAAGTGCCAGTTACTTCTAAGTACTCAATCGTCATGCACATATACGCACCGCAATCGGTGTACTTATAAACCTGACGATAAAGTTCTGCGGGGCTATTTGCATCGGGAAATGCTTCTGCAAAATACTTGTTGTCATCTTGGTCAATATCGTATTCAGGGGGATAGTCTTGCATGTTTTGCTCCTTTAATTTATGAACCGATGGCCGCGTAATAGCCGGCGGCATATACTGTGTATTGATTGTTTTTGTTTGCTGTTATTTCCAAATTGGAGCCGGTGAAGTACGCGACGGCAGCCGATGCCAGGTCGTAATCTTCCGCGGGTATGGTGGCCCGGATGGACTCCTTCCAATTGCCGGGCGTTTTGATTTTGTCGAACGCTTGGCGCAGCTCCTCCTGGGTGTAGTTAAAAAATACGGCGTCGGGTTTTTTTGCCACGGCGGCCGGCTTAGGCGGGTCAACTCTTACTAATTGCATGGTGTTCTCCTTACCAATTTGCATATTTCTTGAATGCCTTTTTGTATTCGGCGTAACTCTCAAATGGTCCGTTGCGTAGGCAATGATTCAAGAATAGTTCATCCATAAACCAGCCCTGCGCCAGCTCATCCCCTGATCGGCCCAAGTCTTTATATTCCTCACCGTTGTAGTACTCGGCCAGGACCATCTTCACCTCGGGCCATTGGAAGCGGCCCCTGGCGGTTTCTACCAGGCCGACACCGGCAACGCGGCCGTATCCGTCATAGGACCCGGTAAATTTCTTGCCATTGGGCAGCAGCGCTACCACCTCGCTAAGCCTGGGGATGTCCTTCAGGTTGGCGACGATTGGCAGGTGTGTTTTTGCGCATGTTTTAGAAAAGAAACCCATGATAAATTCTCCTTTAAATTGATGGAATAGTTGGTATTTTTTGGCTGGTCGTAAACAGGGAGCCGGCGCCGTTGCCTTCGTCGTCGCGGCTGGGGTAAAAACGCAGACCATTGTCTAGCGTAATGATGAGCGGCCGGTGGTTCCAATCTACTTCGTTGGAATCTTCTTCGGTCATGTATTCAACGGAAACAATGCGGCGGCCCACCAATAAATCGGCGGCACGTTTTGTCCAGCGGTCTTGTATGTCAGTCATCGGATGAACTCCTAGTTGTTGTCGATTAGTTCCAAGGCCTGGGCCTTGCATGTTTCTACCTGCTCGGGCGTCATGCCGCGGGCTAGTTGCTCGGCCATAGCGACACAGTCGCGGGCGCGTGATTTGTCGGGCGCGGTTATAGCTAAAACCAGCGCGAGCGTGAGGGCGTGGGGTTTGTTCACCGGATGGACTCCTAGCGCTGGCGCACTTCTGCGCGGCCGGTTTCGATCAGGCGCCGGGCCTCGGCCCGCTCGTCGATGTGTTCCGATTCCAGCATGCGGCGCAGAGTGCCGGCCTGGGCTATCGTTTGGGCCGGTGTTTTTGCGAGCTGGTACCGGGCGCCGGCGTTAATATAGTCTGCTTCGGGGTGGTTCATGGTTGGCCTTTCGTTGGTTGGTATTCGGTGCCGGTCCAGCGCTGCAGTCGGTCGGCGGTTACTTGCGCGGGGGTGCTGCGTTGCGCCTCGCGTAGTGCGTCGGCGTCGTCGGTCGCGC